TCCTGACGAGAGATGGGCGCAAGAGGTTATTGAGGAATGTGCTGCTTTTCCTTTTGGTGAACACGACGATTATGTTGACTCCACCACTCAAGCTCTGTTAAGATTCAGACAGGGAAATTTTATTACGCACCCAGAAGACTACGAGGATGAGCCAAGTATGTTGAAGATGCGAGAATACTATTAGGAGTTATTATGGCTATCGACGAGAAAGTTCTTAAAAAAATTAAGAAAATTTCAAATAAAAAAGACGAAGAAGAAACTCTTCGGAATTTGAAAAAAGGAATACAAAACACAGAAGAAATTTTGAAACTTGGTAATAAAGATGGTGGAAAGCAAAAACTTAAAGAAGGTAAAGGCACTGACTTCGGTATGTTATCAGTAAAAGCTGGTATTGATAAAAATCCAAAACCAACACAAGCGGATAGAATTGCTGGTGCAACAATGAAAGACGGTTCGCGTACCAAGGTTCGTGGTGTTAGAATCGCTAATAAAGGTTTTAGAAAAGCAAAGCTTAGCTAATGGATAAAAAGAAAAAATTTCAATCAGGCGCAGCTAGTGTTTTAGATGATCCAGATATTTTAAACGTCATTCCTACGATAAGGAAACCCAATCTCATGGGTGATCCTAGCAAGCTTGGAATCGCGGACCTCGGGCCGTTGTTAGCCATGATGGCAGCTGGGGCATATCCCGCTGTTAGCGCTATGACAGACAAAGAAGGTAAACTTCGCGATAGAGGTATTATTGTTCCTCCACAAGGATTAACTGATGAAGAGAAAAAACAATTAGGATTAGATGGAAGCCCTGCTGGTGGAGGATTTACTCCAATAGCAGATAAAGATAAATTGCCAACAACGACAGCTGGTGAATTACCTGAAGTGATACCTTCTAGCCCTCCTCCTTTTCCATTGCCAGAGCCTCCGACATTTGAAGATATGGTTCCAGGTGGTGGTATTAGACCTGCTGAAGGTGTTCCTGATATGTCCATCATGACGATGGCAGATCAAAGTAAAAAAGAAGATACATCCAAGGCACTTGTCCCGACTAAGATGATGGAGAGTTTGGCAGATCTACCAGACCCTAAGGAAACATATCAAAGTGAAATTGCACCACGTTTTTCTCAAACAGAAGATTATCTCAAATCAAATTATACAGGTAGTGAAAAAAAATTAATTAACGATTGGGTCAATGAATTATTTAACCCACAAAAAGGTTTAACATTAGAATTAAGAGATACTGGTATTGCAGCTCAATTAGAACAAATTAATCAAGCAAATCCAAAAAGAAAAGTTACCTCCAAAGAATTATTAGAACTAGTACAAGCAGCAGATAACCAATTGGCAGGTTTTGGCAATTATCAAATCATGGGCGGAGATCAAGAGCTCTTTCCTCAAACAGTACAAAATGCTATTCAAGGTATAAATGAAATGGATGTTGTCATGCGTCCAGGTCAACTGTCAGATTTCGTAGATAGGTATAAAAATTTAGTAACAGATAATTTAAAAAGCATACAAAATGTTACAGATAGAGATACAGCAGCAGATGCTTTAGCTAAAATACAAGTTCAAACACAAGAGTTATTAGCTGAAGAAGACATTGATAAATCCATACTTGAGAGAAATAGAGAGTATGCAAGTATACAAGATTATATTCGTCAAGTAGGTTCAACTTTACAAGGCACTGTATTTACAAATGAACATATGAGCATTGGTTTACCAGGTACTCGTGCGGAAGATTATTCTGTTATAACACATAATTTTAATCCTAAATTTAATCAAGATACAAGAACAAGCGAACACAATACTTCACACCCTACAGCTGATAACACAGTTGCATTTAGTAGAGGTAGAAAAATACAGAATTATGAAAATGGTGATCAAGGCAGTATTATTATGGAAATGCAATCTGATGTTCATCGTAACAAAACTGCAATTGAATATCCTACATCAGCAAATGATTTTACTTCAAGTAAAAATTTTTATCCTTATGCAGGTGGAGCTCAATACTGGGTAAAACAAGTAATGAAAGATAGACTCACACAAGCCTTAATTGATGGTGATGATTTTTTAGGATGGGTTCCAGGTGAAGTTGTATCTCATTATGAAGGTGCAGACAAAGATAACTACAAAGGTTTTATTAATATTTACAATAATAAAACAAATGAATTTATAAAAAAATTAAATAAAGATATTACGAAAAGAGGTAAGGCACTTGGTATGAGTGAGGAAGAAATAAACAAGGCAACTCTAAAAGTAAAAAATGATGGTCAGTATAAATTTGAAAGTGGTGGAGATGAGTATTTTGCAAGAGTAAAAGAAAATCAATATCCTGGAATGGAAAAATACGTAAGAACTGGTGAAAAAAAGAGGAATAAAGACCCATTTCGTTATTCTAATATTGAAAATACTTTGCAACTTATTAACATGCCTTATATTGATTTAAAACCAAGAGCAGATTTTGATCCTGAGCTTTTAAAGAAAATTGGCTTCCCTCAATTCAAAAAGGGTGGTAAAACAAAAACTTCAAAGGCAGATCCTTTGATCGATATCGAAATATTCTTTGAAAGCGTATAATGGCTATAGATAATAAAATTCAACCGACTGAAAGTGACATTGTTGTAGATGAGTATGCAAGTGGTCCTGTAGATATAAATATAGAAGGTCAACCAATACAAAATAATATTGAAATGTTGCAAGATGGTTCAGCTATTGTTGGTCCACAAACACTTAACATGCAAGCAACTTTTGATTCTAATCTAGCAGAATTTGTTGATGAAGATGAATTAGAAAAATTAAGTTCAGACTTGATTGCTGAATATGAGACTGATAAAGATACAAGAAAGGATTGGGAACAGGGATACACGCAAGGATTAGACCTTCTAGGATTTAAATACGAAGAGAGATCACAGCCCTTTCAAGGAGCAAGTGGTGTTACCCACCCATTATTAGCAGAATCAGTTACTCAATTTCAAGCACAAGCATATAAAGAATTATTACCAGCTGGTGGTCCAGTAAAATGTGACATCGTAGGTGCAACAAATCCACAAGTAGAAGAACAAGGAAAAAGAGTTCGCGATTTTATGAATTATCAAATAACTTCTGTAATGGAAGAGTATGATCCTGATATGGATCAAATGTTATTCTTTTTAGCATTAGCTGGTTCTTCTTTTAAAAAAGTTTATTATGATGCAAACTTAGGTAGAGCTGTCGCAAAATTTATTCCTGTGGAAGATTTAGTTGTTCCTTATCATTCATCAGATTTAGAAACAGCACCGCGCATAACTCATGTTTTAAAACAAAATAAAAATGAGGTAAGAAAAAGTCAAGTTAATGGTTTTTATAGAGATGTAGATCTTGAGTCCATGTTGCCAAGTGAAAGTGCAATACAAGAAAAATATAATTCTATTGAAGGAGTCAGCCCTGATGATGTTCAGTATGATAACGAATGTACCTTACTTGAAATACATTGTGATTTAGACATAACAGGGTTCGAAGATATCGGTTTGAATGGTGAACCTACTGGTATTAAACTACCATACATAATTACTATCGATGAAGGTTCAGGAAAAGTTTTATCAATCTACAGAAACTATAAGCAAGAAGATCCTCAAAAAAAGAAAATTCAATATTTTGTTCACTATCGTTTCCTTCCAGGTCTTGGCTTTTATGGGTTTGGGCTTATCCATATGTTGGGGGGCTTATCAAGATCGGCTACTTCCGCGTTACGTCAACTTATTGATGCGGGAACATTATCAAATTTGCCAGCAGGATTTAAGGCAAGAGGTCTTAGAATTAGAGACGACGATAATCCATTGCAGCCCGGAGAATTTAGAGACGTTGATGCGCCAGGTGGAGATTTAAGATCAAACTTTGTACCATTACCTTATAAAGAACCAAGTCAAACTTTATTCATGCTTCTTGGTTTTTGTGTAGACGCGGGTAAAAGATTTGCCGCTGTAGCAGACGCAAAAATTTCAGATTCAAACAATGCTAATCCAGTTGGCACAACTATGGCAATGATTGAACAAGGAACAAAAGTTATGAGTGCTATTCATAAAAGAATGCACTACGCACAAAAAATAGAATTTAGATTATTATCAAGAGTATTTCAATTA